CGTAGCATATAGGCCGTTTACCGCCGATATGTGAGGGGATAAACCCAAAAGGTAAAATACACTCGTAGAGCCCTTGGTAAGCCGATTTTGGACGCGGTTTCGATTACCGCCATCTCCACCAAATATTAAAACCCTACATAGTACCTAACTATGTGGGGTTTTACTTATATTTGCGTACTACTCACTACTACATACTGTGTCACGGTTGGTAACAAGTTGGTAGCAGGTTGGTAACAAATATTCTATGTATGAATTGTGTTTACTGCATCAATTTTTGTCTTTAAATAAATATGAGTGTAAACTCTTTCTGTAAACGATTGAGCTGATTTGTGTCCGACTATCTCTTTTATAACACTTTCATTTACATTATGTATTGTCATTTGAGTAATGCAAGTGTGTCGAGCCTCATGCGTAGTGTGTTTCATCGATAATGAAGTTAATACACTTTGCTGTTGTTTTCTGTACCAACTGTCAGCAAGTCTGCCACCATATTCGGCTGTTATAACCCATTGACTTTGTGATTTATCGCAAAAGTATTTGAAAAAAGGAACAATGATATCAGCAATAGGCACTATTCTAATACCTGAATCAGTTTTACTTTTAACTACTTCAAAATACTGCTCATCAAGATGTAAATTTTCTTTTTTGAGGTAAAGTAATTCATTGCATCTTACGCCGGTATAAATGTATATCAAAATCAGTTTTACAATGTCGTCATCTGTATGCTTCCAAAGTGTATCGATTTCTTCATCAGAATACGGTATTCTTGCACCTTTTGTCTTTGCCGGAGAACCTACATCAAGCATTTTAGCTTTGTTCTGCGATACTATTTCCTGTACCATGCTGTATTGATATAATTTGCTTACGAGGTTTTTCATATCTCTGTTAGAAGTATATCCGCTTTCGTTATCATCAATACAATTTTGCATATCGCATATTTTTAGTGTGGCGAACACTTTATTGTGGATGATTTCATATTTTTTGTATGCCGCTTTATAACATTTTTGAGCACTTTTTGACAGCTTATCGAATTCTTTTGTTTCTATCCATTTATTATATATATCCGAAAAAGTTAATTTCCTACTTGCAATATCATAAGGCTCTCTGTTATAGTCGGAGAGAGCCGCCACGGCATTAGCTTTTGACGAGTAGTATCCTAATACCTTTCTTATAGGAAAACCGTTTTCATCTCGTCCTACGGTTATTCTAACCATATATGGTTTACGGCGATTACCTTTTAGTTTGGTGATGCTGCCATATCCGTTTGCATTTTTCAATTTTGTATCCCTTCTTTTTTGAAAAAGGGTATAAAAATACCCTACTTGAAATAACAAGCAGAGTGTGATATACTACTATTTGCGAGGTAGTAATTTGTATATCACACTTTGCTATCGCCCCTATGACCTTTGGCGAGGTTGTAGGGGTCTTTTTTTATTTAAAATACAACAAAATCTGTAACTTCGGGTGCTTCGTTTGAACCTGTTATTTCAGCTTGGCAAGTGGCATCGTAGCTTGCGCCGTAAGCGTTTGTAATTGTTACACCACATTGAATTCGCCAAGTATCATTGTTTTCGCCAACCATTTGATACCCTTGTAAATCTTTCATATAATGCAATTTAAAACCGAAAGGATATTGTTCTTTGCCATATTTTTCAACAGCTTGACAAGCGTTAATATGACCTAATTTGCTTTCAAGCTCGTTAAGCTGTTTTTGCTTTTTAGCTTCTTTTTTAGTATTTATATATAAATCTACTGTTTTAGTTTCTGCATTTACATTTTCATATTTCGTTATTACATATTTTTTTAATTGTTTTTCGTCTTTTGAAAAGTTATCTTTTACAACATTTGTGTAGTCATTTTTGTACGCTTTGCCGTTATCAAAATAATATGTTGCTGTATAACCCATTTCCTCCATTTTAGAAAGTGCGTTTGATAATGAACCGTCAACAAGTGAAGAAATTTCGGCTTCTGCTTTTTCATTTTTTTCTTTATAATTAGGTTGTGAACCTTGTTCAGAAATAATGAATACCACTGCAATAACAAAAGAAATGGACATAACAACTAAAAATATTTTTAATAGTATATGCTTTTTCTTTTTGTGCACAGGAGGAGCAGGTGCTTGATACGACTGAACTACAGGTTCAGGGGATTCTTCAACTTCTTCCACAGGCACGGCTTGTTTCGGCATATTTTGCTGTAACTTCAAAAAGTAATTTACAATATTGTTAGCCGTTGCTGTATTGTATTGATTTAATTCAAAAGCAATATATTTTGTTTCGCCGTTATATTTCCCTTTATAAGTGAAAATTAAATATTGAGTTGCTTGGGTAGTTTCTTTCCCTTTATCGTAAAGCGCAGCGCCGACAGAGCCATAGGGAATAAAATCTAAATTTTCGCTAAGTTTACATTGATTATAAATCTCAACATCGGATTTAATGCATATGTTTAATAAATTGCTAAACGGTAAGTCGTATCTGTTTTCATCAGAACGAAAAACAATTCTGTCATCGCACCAATATGCATTTACTACGGTACCATCATTAAGTGGTAAACCGTTTAAGTGAGTAAATGTACCCTCAAATAAATATCTGAAATTTATATTGTTTGTACCCATAATTTTTCTCCTCGATTTATATTAGTTCAATAAACTTGTAAAGCCTACAGCCTTACCTAATATTCTAATGTTGTTCATATCCTCCTTTGTATATACAAAAGGGGGATATTTTGTATTTTCGGGCTGAAGTACAACCTTATCTTCATATATGTAAACCCTTTTGAGTGTAGCCTCGTTGTCAATCAGAACGGCAGCTATTTCGCCATTATCAACTTGACTTTGTTGCTTGATATAGACTATATCGCCGTCATTGATTCGAGCATTAACCATACTGTCACCTTTACATATCAATGTAAAATCACATTTAATGCTATCAGGAATATCATCGTATGCCTCAATGTTTTCCTCAGCAAGAATAGGTTCGCCACAAGCGATAGTACCTAAGCGTGGGCGCTTATATGTTTTTGGAATAGGATTTATTCCGGGAATAGAAAATATATCATTATTATAACTTTCGTTTTCGTCCCATCCCATTATAAATTGAGCAGTTGTGTTTAATGCTTTGGCTATTACTTCAATTCTTGTAATTGGAATTTTTTCGGTTTCACCTGTTGCGTATCTTTGTAAAGCAGATTTTGGAATATTTGTTTTTTTGGAAAGTTCACCATACGAAATATCGTTATCTTCAATGAGTTGTAACAATCTTTTAGAAATTTCACTCATATTTTCACCACCTTTATCATTACAATAACATAGCTGTCCCAAAAAAGCAAGAGAAAATCACGAAAATTTGAAAAATCGTCCCAAAAATGCTTGACAAATGTAAAATGTGTTGTATAATGAAAGTGTCCCAAAAATGAAACGAGGTGATTCTATGGTTAATACAAATGTATTTTTAGGGCTAATGAAAATTGCAGGATATTCTCAAAAATCTCTTGCAAAAGAAATAGGAATGAGCGAAAATACAATGTCGCTTAAAGTTAATAATAAGGCTGTATTCAATACAGATGAGATTGAAGCAATATGTTGTGCTCTTAATATTAGTGACGATGCACAAAAGTCAAATATTTTTTTGTTTTCACCGTCCCAAAAGTGCAACGGAGTAACTGCAAAAAGAGGTGATTAGATGTTACGAGGTGCGTTATGGACGAAGAAATTAAATGCTGTAAATATTGCATTCATTTAAATAGAGCGGTAGACCATTGCAATGAAAACAACATTGATATTAAGCATCCGTATTTTAATTGGTGCTTTAATTACGAATCTGTTAAATGAAAAAAGCCGACTGCATAAAAATACAGCCGGCAAGGTGTGATACACCCTTAGCAAATTGATTGTATCACACTTGAAAATAAAAATCAAGGAGTGATTAAGTATGTCAAAGTACAAAAACACAGAAACAATGAAAATAGCAGAGGCGGCAAAGCTGATGCATAAAAACCCATGCTTTATTCGACAGGGCATTATTGACGGACGATTAGAATTCGGTCGTGCTGTTTGCAGTAATGGCAGATGGAATTTCTATATCAACAGAAATAAATTTTTTGAAGTTACAGGTATTCAGCCTGTCGAGGAGGACGAATATGGAAAGATGTAATTATTGCCCACTGCGTAGCCACTTAATGAATAAGAATAAAAGAATAGTTTTCGGTATTGTCGGCGGTTCTTTATATATGCTTGGCTTTATCGTTGACGATACTGATATTTTAGTTCAGTTAATAACAACTGTTTTAATGCTTTGTGGCTTAATTATGATTATTCTTTCGTTTCTTTTGCTCGCAAATGACCTTGAAGCTAAAGAGACTATAAAAGAATATACAGAGCCGTTTATTGATGAATACAGCGAATTTGATAACTGTATATTTGACGATAGACAAAGCGGTTGGTATGCGTGTTTAAGCATTGCAGAGGGTACATATGAAAAAAACTACAAATCGTGAGGAATGGCTCAAAGAACGCAAAAAGGGAATAGGTGCAAGCGAGGCAAGCTGTATTATCGGTGTAAATCCTTGGAAAACGAATGTTGAACTTTGGCAAGAAAAAACAGGACAGCGAGAGGCCGAGGATATAGGCGATAAAGATTGCGTTATGTATGGTAAAAAAGCCGAAGAACTTGTAAGAGGAATATTTGAGCTTGATTATCCGGGTTATAAGGTTGAATATGACGAGTTCGGAATGATTGCTAACAGACTGAACGAACCATGACTTTTTGCAACCTTAGACGGTCACATTATCGGTGGTAATAAAAACGGCGTACTTGAAATTAAAACAACTACCATTCAGCAATCAAGTCAATGGGAGCATTGGAACGGACAAGTACCTGATTATTACTACACGCAAATTTTGCATCAATTTCTTGCAACAGGATACGATTTTGCAATATTACGAGCTGATATTCGTTATTACAAAGGTACAGAGTTACGCCATACGGTAAGAGATTATTTCTTTGAGCGTGACGATGAGCAGATTAAGGCAGATATGGAATATCTGTTACATAAAGAAAAAGAGTTTTGGAATTGCGTTCAAACTCGAAAAGTACCGAATTTAATATTACCTGAAATATGAAAGGAAATCATTATGGAATTTAATTTATCTACTGACATCAAACAGTCAATACCAAATGCGATTGTATTCAATTTTGAGGAGTTAAAGGCTGAACTATCCGAAAAAATTAAGCCTTATGAAACTCTTGCAGTAACCGAGGATGATTTAAAGTCTGCAAAGAGTGACAAGGCAACGCTTAATAAGCTCAAAAAGGCTTTAAACGATAAAAAGGTTGAGGTGAAAAAAGAGTACATCTCTCCACTTGAAAACTTTGAAAAACAAGTCAAAGAACTTGTTGAAATTATCGACAAAGGCGTAAATAACATTGATACGCAGGTTAAGGACTTTGAAAAGAAAGAGGTTGATGAAAAGCTAAAAGAAATTGCAAGCTTTTATGTTGAAGAATTTCCTGACTATTACGAGGTACTCAAACTTGAAAAAGTTATACCAAATAAATGGCAAAATAAAACCAGTAAGCTTGAAACAATAAAACAGGAAATAAGAGATAAGGTGTTTAAGTTTGAGAATGACATCAAGGTTATTAAGGCAATGAAACTTGAATGTGAGGAGCAAATGCTTGATGCCTATATTGAAACGCTTGATATGTCGGCAGCTCTTCAAAAGAAGCACGAATTTGAAGAAAGGCTAAATGCGCTTAAGCTAATGAAAAACAGTGAGCCGGCAAAGGAAGAAATAACTTCGACGGCTGAAACGGTGCAGGAACAGTCACCACAGCTGCCAAAACAAGCAGTTAATCAGCAGGCAACTAAAACAATTGATGTTCGTTTTTATGACACAACCGAGGAATTTCGTAAGGCTATGAAAGCACTCACAACACAATATAACATCAGATACGGTAATGTACCGAAAGGAGAATAATAATGGCAAATTCACTTGTTAAGACAAAGAAAAAGTTTAGCGTAGCTATTCAGGAAGATAAATATAAGGCACTTATCAACAATACTCTCGGCAACCCTAAAAAGGCAGAAAGGTTTATTGCGGCAATCTCTTCGGCTGTTGCAATTAACCCTGCATTACAGGAATGTGATGCTAATTCGATTATCACAGCTGCTTTGCTTGGCGAAACACTTAACCTTTCACCAAGTCCTCAGCTCGGTCAATATTATCTTGTTCCTTACGATACTAAGAACGGTAAAATTGCGCAGTTTCAGCTCGGATATAAAGGCTATATTCAGCTTGCCATTCGTTCGGGCTATTATGAAAGGCTTAATGTAGTTGAAATCAAAGAGGGCGAACTCATGTCCTACAACCCTCTTGATGAAGAAATCAAGGTGTCACTTATAACTGACGAGGAAGAGAGGGAAAATACCCCTACAATCGGCTACTACGCAATGTTCAGGTATCATAACGGCTTTATCAAGTCGATTTATTGGAGCAGAAACAAAATGGAGGCTTTTGCACTCAAATATTCTAAGGGCTACCGCAAAAAGTCAGGTTACACCTTTTGGGAAAAGGACTTTGATGCCATGGCCAGAAAAACTATGCTCCGTCAGCTTATAAGTAAGTGGGGCATTATGAGCATTGAAATGCAAAAGGCACTTGACAGCGATATGGCTGTTGTTAATGAGGACGGTACAGTTGATTATATCGACAGCGACTACGAAGAAGATAATTCTTCACCAAGCAATGTTGAAACGCCGAGCGAAAACGATACAACAGTTGTTGAAAGCAATGCCGATATTGAGAACGACCCACTCGCATAGGTGACATTATGGATGAGGCAGTCGGATATGTCACCGATATTGTTGAAAATGAAAGCTTTAGCTTGATTGTTCCGTTTGAAAAGACCTACTTACTCGACAAAAGACAAATAACCGAATGTTCTGTCCGTATTGATGACGGACGGAGCATATCGGCATTACAGCGTAAACATATTTATGCAACCTTTAACGATATAGCAAAGCACACAGGATATACACCTGATGAAACAAAGCAGGTTATGAAATATTCATATATTGCTTTAACCGGACAAAAAGAATTTTCACTCTCTGATTGCTCAATGACGGTTGCGAGAGATTTTCTTGAATATCTTATCGAATTTTGCATTGAAGAGGGAATACCGACTAAAGACAACTTAATTGAGCGAAGCCCTGATATATCAAGGTATATTTACTGCTGTCTTGCAAATAAGACTTGCTGTATTACAGGCGAAAAAGCAAAGGTACAACTTCATCATGTGGATGCAGTAGGTATGGGCAGAAACAGAAAAGATATTATTCATCTCGGTATGCGTGTAATGCCGTTAAGGTGGGATTTACACGCCGAGGCACATAGAATAGGGCAAAAGTCTTTTGACGAGAAATACAAGGTTTTCGGCATCAAGCTTGATGAATATTTATGTAAGATTTGGAAGGTGAAATACAAATGATTAACTCCGTTGTCCTTATGGGCAGATTAACATACGAACCTGAATTGAAATCAAGTCAAAGCGGCATTTCTGTTATTCGTTTTCAAATGGCTGTTGACAGAAATTATCAGCCACAAGGACAAGACAGACAGGCTGATTTTATTGACGTGGTTGCTTGGCGACAGACTGCTGAATTTATTTCTCGTTATTTCCACAAGGGTTCAATGATTGCTGTCGAGGGCTCTATACAAACAAATAATTTTACTGACCGTGACGGTAATAAGAGAAAATCCGTAGAGGTTGTTGCAAATAAAGTTTCTTTCTGCGGCTCAAAGGCTGAAAATCAAGGTACAAATCCTGCGTTTTCACAACCACCGCAGACTTATGCAACAGCTGACAGTTCGGACTTTGAAGAAATTGTCGATGATGACGACGATTTACCGTTTTGAGAGGTGAAACTATGAGCAGAATAGCAAAGCAAAAAAACAGAATTATTGGTTATATTGAAGAATACGGAAGCATAACGGTCAAAGAGGCTCAGGAACACCTCGGAATAGGCGACCCACGCAAGCGTATAAGCGAATTGAGAGAAAAAGGCTATCCTATATCGGATGAATGGGAAAACGGAATAAATCGCTTTGGAGAGCATTGTAGGTATAAGCGTTATTACATGAAAGAAAGTTGATGTTATGGAGGGTTGGATTAAATTATATCGTAAGTTGGCTGATTGGGAATGGTATGACAATCCTGTTGTTTTTAAAGTTTTTATCGACCTGTTATTAAATGCAAATCATCAAGATAACTGTTGGCACGGACAGGTTATAAAAAGAGGCTCTCTCGTTACTTCTGTTGCATCAATAGCAAGCAGAAACGGACTGTCTACACAGCAAGTAAGAACGGCTTTAAAACATTTAGAAAAAACAGGCGAAATTAACAAACAATCAACTAACAAAAATACATTGATAATAGTGCTTAATTACACGGTTTATCAAGACTTTACAAGCGTTAGTGATACTCAATCTAACAATCAACTAACAAACAATCAACAATCAAATAACAATCAAATAACAACAAACAAGAATGTAATAATGAAAGAATGTAATAATGATATATCTACTAACTTACTTACTTGCGATAAATCGAGCTTTGATTGGTCGCAATATGACGAAGAAGAAATGACCGAATATTATCCCGGTACAGTCTTAACGATAGCCGAATATGACAAGCTGTATATGATTGTCAATGAATTTGCATTAAACGACTATTGCAAAAAAATTGAAAAATACACCGATTGCAAAGAACCGTTTAAGACGATTTTGGAGTGGGCTATCAAAGACGGCAACCTAAAAAGCAACGACATTTTTATTTAAAAAATCAAGGAGAACTAAAATGATTAAATTCACTGTTCCACTTATTCCGATAAGCAAGAAAAATCATCAGCGTATATTAGTGAACAAAGCGACAGGAAAGCCTTTTATCAGTCCGTCGCAAGAATATAAGCAATATGAAAAAAGCGCATTGTGGTTTATTCCAAGGGCTGAATGTGTTGATTACCCTGTTAATGTTAAGTGCCTTTTCTATATGCCTACACATAGAAAGTGTGACCTGACAAATATGCTTGAATGTATTGACGATGTAATGGTTAAAGCAGGGTTACTTGATGATGACAATTTTAATATCATCGCATCTCACGACGGAAGCAGAGTTTTATACGACAAGTCAAATCCTCGTACAGAAGTTTACATAGAAAGGCAGAAAAGCGATGACATATGAGGAATTTATAAACAGCAAGGTACAGATAGCACCTAAAACAGGCTTTGATGTTGCCGATGAAGAGATATGCACGAATTTAAAGCCTCATCAAAAAATAGCCGTTAAATGGGCAATAGCAGGAGGTCGTAGGGCAATATTTGCTAATTTTGGTTTAGGAAAGACTGTAATTCAACTTGAAATATTGCATTTGATAACTCAACATAAAGGCGGCAAAGCCTTAATTGTTGCTCCGTTTGATGTTATGCCCGAGTTTGATAACGACGCTGTGAATATTTTGAAAATAGCGCCACCTGTGTTTATTCGCAGTAATGAAGAGGTGAAAAATAACGATTCTATGCTTTTCATAACCAACTATGAGAGTGTGAGAGAAGGTAAGGTTGATGTTAAACAATTCACTGCCACTTCTCTTGATGAGGCGTCGGTTCTTCGTTCTTTTGGCAGTAAAACATATCAGTCGTTTCTTGATATGTTCAAGGGTGTAAAGTACAAATTCGTTAATACTGCGACACCGTCACCAAACAGATACAAGGAACTTATTCATTATGGCGGATATCTCGAAATAATGGACACAGGACAGGCTTTGACAAGGTTCTTCAAGCGTGACAGCACTAAGGCAAATAATTTGACACTATATCCTAAGCGTGAAAAAGAGTTTTGGCTGTGGCTTGCAAGTTGGGCATTGTTTGTAACAAAACCGTCGGATTTAGGGTTTAGCGATGAGGGATATATTTTGCCTCCGATGCATATTAACAAGCATATTGTTAAAAGCGTTTATGAAGAGGCTCCTTGCGAAAAAGACGGTCAAACTAAATTGTTGCTTGATACAAATAATTCGCTTGTTGAAGAAGCAAAAGAAAAGAAATTGTCAATTAAGGCAAGAGTTGCTAAAGCAAAGGAAATTATTGAAGCAAATCCTAACGACCATTTTATTATTTGGCACGACCGAGAAGAAGAGCGAAAGGAAATCAAAAGAACTATTCAAGGTGTTGTTGATATTTATGGTTCTATGGATATGGAAATACGCCGACAAAGGCTTGTTGATTTTGCCGAGGGTAGAACGAAATTATTTGCAACAAAAAAGTGCATTTCAGGCAGTGGCTGTAATTTCCAAAAAGCCTGCCACAGAGCAATATTTGTAGGAATTGACCATAAATTTAATGATTTTATTCAGGCAGTACACCGTATTTACAGATTTTTGCAGACGGAAGATGTAATTATCGATATCATTTTTACCGATGCCGAAGAAGCTGTATATCAAGACCTTATGGCTAAATGGAAAAGGCATAATGAACTTCAAGAGACAATGAGCAAAATCATCAAGGATTACGGCTTGAATATAGAATATGCAAATATTATGACAAGAGCAAAAGGAGTTGAGAGAGTGAAAGTAGAAGGGGAGCATTATACGGCTATTCTTAATGATTGTGTTAAGGAAACTATCAATATGAGCGACAACAGTGTTGATTTAATTTGCACATCAATACCTTTCGGTAATCACTATGAATATTCTGCAAATTATAATGATTTCGGCCATAACGAAAATGACGATAAGTTTTTTGAACAGATGGATTATTTAAGCCCACAATTGCTAAGAGTGCTTAAACCGGGCAGGGTATTTGCTTGCCATATTAAAGACCGAGTGTTGTTTGGTAACGCAACAGGCACAGGAATGCCGACCATAGAGCCTTTTCACGCAGACGCCATTAAGCATTATATGCGACACGGTTTTCAATATATGGGAATGATTACTGTTGTGACAGATGTTGTAAGAGAAAATAATCAAACATACCGTTTGGGATGGACTGAAAATTGCAAGGACGGCACAAAAATGGGCGTCGGATGTCCCGAATATATTTTGCTTTTTAGAAAATTGCCGACAGATACTTCAAAGGCTTATGCAGACAGGCCTGTTGAAAAAGATAAAGAAAAATACACACGAGGTCAATGGCAAATTGACGCCCACGCTTTTTGGCGTTCTTCGGGTGACAGACTTTTGTCCAAAGATGAATTGAAAAATATCGAAGTTGGAAAATTAACAAAAATATATCGTGATTTTTCTCGTAACAATGTTTATAACTACGACGAACATATAAAACTTGCAAATGACCTTGATAAATAGGGTAAATTACCTGCGGCGTTTATGGTTATAGCACCGGGCAGTTGGGATATGAGTGTATGGGATGATATTAACCGTATGCGAACCCTTAATACGACACAATGTCAACGAAACAAGGAAATGCACATATGTCCTTTGCAACTTGATATAGTCGAAAGAATCATAAACAGATTTTCTGCTGAAAATGAAACAGTATATGACCCTTTCGGAGGTCTTATGACTGTGCCGTATATGGCCGTGAAAATGCACAGATACGGTATAGGATGTGAATTGTCACCCGATTATTTTCGTGACGGTGTCGGATATTTACAAGAAGCAGAAAACACGGTAGAAATGCCGACATTATTCGATTTTGTAGTTTAGTAACAGCGATGTGGTGCCAGTTCTTTTATGAATGTGGTTTTTATATGTAGTAGAGAAATATCTCGAGCAACTATTTTTTCAGTTAATACTGATATCTTAAAATTCCAAATTATTTTTTATACGCAAAAAAGTCAATGTGAGTAGTAGGCGTTGACTTTCCACCTCTTTATTAAAGACTGACACACATCGGGCAATATAGGAGATTTATGAGAATAGTAATAATAATTTTAACTGTATTTATCATTTTTGAAAGCATTTTATGTTGGCGATTACTCGACCGAAATGCGAGCTTATCAATTATGAATTTAATACACCAAGAAACGGAAAAGGAACTAAAAGAAAGGTTGAAAGATAATGAGACAACTAAACTTTCTTGATGAATTGATTATTGACAACTTTGCAGGTGGCGGTGGTGCTTCCTGCGGAATTGAACTCGCAACAGGTCGCCCGGTTGACATAGCGATTAACCATGACCCGGATGCTATTGCAATGCACAAAGCAAATCACCCATACACTCGCCATTATCAAGAGAGCGTATGGGATATTAACCCAAAGGAAATATGCCAAGGTCATAAGGTAGGACTTGCTTGGTTTTCTCCTGACTGCAAGCACTTCAGCAAGGCGAAAGGCGGTAAGCCTGTCGATAAAAATATAAGAGGGCTTGCGTGGATTGTGCTCAAATGGGCAGGGACGGTAAGACCAAGGGTGATTATCCTTGAAAATGTAGAGGAGTTTCAAACTTGGGGTCCTGTGCGTAAGGGTAAGCCGGTTAAGTCAAAGCAGGGACAAACCTTTGAGCGTTGGAAAAATCAACTTTCGGCACTCGGATACGAAATTGAGCATAGGGAATTGAGAGCCTGCGACTATGGCGCACCGACTATAAGAAAAAGATTCTTTCTTGTTGCAAGGTGTGACGGTGAATCTATAGTATTTCCTGAACCTACACACGGTGACCCAAATAGCGAAGAAGTTAAGAGTGGCAAGCTTAAGCCATGGAAAACCGCCGCCGACTGTATAGATTTTTCTCTGCCTGCTCAAAGCATTTTTGAGCGCAAAAAGCCGCTTGTAACGAATACTTTAAGGCGAATTGCAAGAGGACTTGACAAATTTGTGATTAAGGAAGAAAAGCCGTTTATCATTCATAATAGTTATTTACCGTATCTTGAACAAATTAACCATAGCGGAAAGGAAACAAGAGGACAAAAACTCGATAAGCAAGTACCAACCATCACATCAAAACACGGTTTTGCTTATGTTTCTCCTGCACTTATTCAATATCACAGTGAAACAGCTAAATCGGAAGTGAGAGGACAGCGAGTTAATCAGCCTCTTTTTACCGTTGATAGCACTCCGAGATATGCTCTTTTTACACCGTATCTTTCTAAATACTTTGGCGGTGTTGTCGGAAGCAAAATTGATAAACCATTACCAACCGTTACGGCAATAGACCATAATTCGCTGACTATGCCATATCTAACGCAGTATTACGGCGGTGCAGACCACGCTAACAGCGTTTTAAATCCTTTGCAAACAGTAACTGTTAAGCCTCGGCATTTCTTATGCGAAAGTTATTTGACGATACTCCGCAGAAATATGGACTGCAAGGCATTAAATGAGCCGCTTCCAACTATAACAGCACACGCAAATCACTTTGCAAAAACGGATGTTTATTTGAGAAAATACGATAGCCAAAACCTCGGACATTGGGGTGAAATAAGAGAGTTACTCAACACCTATACAGATTGGAATATATCAGCTAATCAGGTGCTTATTTTCTGCATTGACGGAGTTGAATATTTTATATCCGATATAGGCTTGCGAATGCTACAACCGAAAGAATTATACAAGGCTCAGGGCTTCCCGGATGATTACATCATTGATAAGGATTGCAACGGCAGGGAATACAACAAGACAAAGCAAGTAGCAAGGTGCGGTAACGCAGTACCGCCTCCGTTTTCTAAAGCGCTTGTTATGGCAAACTGTAAATGGCTGTGTGATAAATCTTGCGACAATATGAAAGAATTTAACGCAGTAGCAGCAGGGTGAGGTGATTTGATGATATTTTTAGAAAAAGGCAATTTCTATTTGGGTTGTAGAATGGCTGACAATAATGGAAATGTAACTGAACAGACCGAGCCTAAATTTGTGAGTGATGATAGCGGTAATTGCGTTATTGTCGGTGTACTCGATTCTGAAACAAAAGAACAGGTTGGAAAAGCGGATATTTTCGGTGATTTTAACGCAACAGGTTACTTGAAAAAGGTTCTTGAATTGTTAGCGCCCGAAAGAACAATTGATATTCCAAATTTTAAAAGGATATTTGCCGCTGCATTTAATGATGATGTAAATCTATGCGATTACTGTAATGAGTTTCAATGCAACAATTGCATTGTTTCCAAATGGAAAGAAGAGTGTCAGAGGTGATGAAAAATGAAAACACATAAAATCAAACTTCTTTTGAATTTCTGTGATGATGTTTTATCAGGAGATAAGAGATTTGAAATTCGAGAAAATGACCGAGGTTATCAAAAAGGTGACAGGGTTGTTTTTCAACCTTATGAGCCAAGCGACCCATTCGTAAAGCACCCTATAACCGACAAAGTATATGAAATAACTTATGTTCTTAACGGTTGGGGGCTTAAAAACGGATATGTGGTATTTGGAATTAAAGAGGTAAAAAATGACTTGTAAAGATTGTTATCATTATGATGTATGCCATAGAAGAATAAACAGCATTGATTTTCTGCCTGTTATAAAAGGCAAAGTAAGTATATCATCTATTATGTATAAGAAGTGTGATGATGTTGAAAAACATTGTTTACATTTCAGAGACAAATCACGCATTATTGAACTGCCTTTTATCGCAATGATTGAACAGTACCTTGTTAATGGAAAGTTTGCAGACAATATATATCTTCAAAAATTCAACGGAAGATATGCCACTGTTTATATCGACAAGAATAAATGGGGTACTCCGCTAATAGATATTTGCGGTAAAAATTCATATAACACAGAGGAAGTAGAAAAAAGGATAAAGGAGTTGAACAATGAACGCTAAAGAGTGCAGGTTTTGCAGACATTGTGACCCTAACAGAACAAACGATATTGAGCAAGTAAGATGTAAACGATTTAGCACTTTTGTTAATTTGTTTGATAAGTGCGATTATTTCGCTATTGATAGTAAAATAATTGAAACGTTAAAGGAGTTGAACGGTAATGAATAAAGAATTAGCAAGATATTTTGTGAAATTGACTGCGGAAAATTTGCAATTTTCATTTAATGGAATGGGTATTCCAAGTTATAGTTGTGAATGGTTAGAAAATCAATTTATACAAGAAAACTTTAATGAAATAGAAGAATTTATAAAGAAAAGATATGATGAACACGAAAACTCTGCTAAGGACACAAATGTCCGTGGCAAAAAACGCAAGCATAAGTTAAGAGCTATGACCAATGGCGAATTTTGCACTAAGTGGTTGTTAAAACATAAATTTTGTAAGCATTTAGATGAATATTGTTGCCCATTAGTCCTAAGTAAGGCTTGCTTTAAGGAAAATGCTAATAAGCCTTGTAAAGTAAACGGCAAATACATATTGGTTGAGGTAACTAACGATGCTTGAAGTGATTTACAGAATTTATGAGGTTGCCGATAAAGAGACAGCCGCAAAAAATCGTGAAAAAGATTTAGGCTTTGGTTTGTTTTCTTCAACGAGTAAAGTGGAAAATACTGAAATTCTTATGGACTGCCTAATCTGTGACAGCCGGGAGCAATTCAAAGAAATAATTAAAGAACAGTATGGGCAAGCGATTGCTTTTCGTTACTCAAAAAAATTAAAAGCAGGAGATTTGTACTGCATTATCATCGGCGAGCATTGTTATAACACAGAACGATATTTCAATAAAGTCACTTTTACTTGCGACTGTTGTGGTGCAATCGTAGAAACTTACTACGGTAGTGCGATATATTTCTCTGACTATGAAGTAAGAAATAGATTTTATGGTATAGAAGAATATGCAAAAAAGCGTTTTTGCTGTCACAAATGTAAACAAGTATATGAGGAGCGAGAACACGCAAAATTACGCCCCGATGATGAACAAGAATTTTATATTCAAAGAGATATGTTTACAGAGGATATATCCGGCTATATCTATAAAATCTCGAAGAAGTCAACAGGTGAATTTTATATCGGGCAAACAATGTATGCACCTGTTTTTCGTTGGGGTCAACATTTGAAAACAGAAAGATTTCCTATCAAGAATATTACAGATTACAAGTTTGAGGTTATAGAAATTGTTCCAAAAACTGAAAACATTTTGGAACGAGAAAAATATTATATTCAAAAATTCTATAAAGAAAACCCGGAAAAATCTTTGAATATAATGTGTACTGCAAATATAAACACGGAACAAATACAATTTGATGAGGTGAAAGAATGAAAGTAAATATATTAGGAACTGAATACGAAATCGTACAAGGAAATGAACAAGATTATCCATATCTTGAACAGGTTGACGGCTTTTGTGATACCTCAATTAAAAGAATTGTTGTACGAGATTGTAAAAGTGATGAAAAAAATCCGTCCAAACTTTCTGATTTAGAAGAATACAAGAGGAAAGTTACAAGGCACGAAATCATACACGCTTACTTATCGGAAAGTGGTTTACAAAGCAATTTTGAACACGCAAATCAATGGGGTCACGAAGAAACTATGATTGATTGGATTGCAATTCA